GTCAACTTTTTATGCGTGCAGAATTGGAAGGTTAAGAAACAATGGGTAAGGGACGCAAAGCAACTACGGATACACAGAAGAAGATGAAAGGCACGGCCCAGCCCTGCCGACTCAATGGTGCCGACAAAGTCCTTCCCGCCATTACCAAGCTGCCGCCTCCCCGGGGACTCACTCCGAAAGGCCGGAAGATCTACCGGCAGGTGGGCACCACCCTGATGAACCTCGGGATCCTGAATGAGATCAACTTCATTCACTTCTTCCAGTACGTGAAGGAGACCGAGCTCTACCTGGTGACCATGGACGAGATGCCGACACCCGGAGACATGATCCACGAGCTCGAGACAAAGTCCGGGGATGTGTATTCCCAGGTGAAGGCCATGCGGAAGATCGCCCAGGACGCACTGGGCAACTCCCGATCCCTGGCCGCCGAGTTCGGACTGACTCCCCAGGCCCAGGCGAAGATCATCGGGATGGTCAATCAGAAAACAAAGAACCCGCTCGAACAGTTCCTCGATGAAGAATCCAGCTGAGAAGTATATCGAGGAGATCCTGTCCGGGGAAGTGCTGTGCGGCGAGTTTGAACGGCTGGCCGTGGAGCGGCATGTTCGGGATCTCCGGGAAGGGATCGATCGTGGATTGTACTTCGACCAGGTCGCCGGCCGGCGTGCCCTTCGATGGTTCACCTTCCTGCAGCACTCCAAGGGATCACAGTTCCAGGGGAAGCCCTTCGATCTGTCCGGGTGGGAAGCGTTCATCGTATGGTCCCTGTTCGGATGGATGAATGCAGATGATACCCGCCGGTTCCGGAAGGCTTACATCTCGGTGGCGAAGAAGAACGGGAAGACAACCTTCGGTGCCGCCATTGCGCTCTACATGATGAAGGGTGACAAAGAGGCACGGGCGGAGATCTATTCCGCTGCGACCAAAAGAGACCAGGCCAGGTACTGTTTTGACGAGGCGAAAAACATGATCCGGGTATCTCCGGGCATGAGCAATTACTTCACTGTATATGAGCATTCGATATTCGATGAATCCACCGGCTCATACTTTCAGCCGCTGTCGGCCGATTATAAAAAGCAGGACGGACTGAACCCTCACTTTGCGATCATCGATGAATACCATGCTCACAAGGATGATGGACTGGTGAACAACATCCAGAGCGGTATGGGTGCCCGGGTCCAACCGCTTTTATTTTACATTACCACTGCCGGCTTTGACCGCACTTCCCCATGTTATGAGGAGGAGGAGGTTTGTAAAAAGATCCTGCAGGGGATCCTGGACCAGGATGATAAGTTCGCCATGATCTTCTCCCTGGATGAAGGGGATGACTGGGAGGACATGACCCTCTGGAGAAAGGCAAATCCGAACATGGATATATCGGTCACCCGGAAGTTCCTGGAATCCGAATACAAGAATGCCAAGAATAATAACCGGAAGATCGTAAACTTCCAGACCAAGAATCTGAATATGTGGGTGGATTCATCCATGTCCTGGATCCGGCACAAGGCTTGGAAGGATTGCAACTTCGGCTACTACCCGGAGAAGCTGATCGGTAAGATGTGTTACGGCGGTCTGGATTTGGCATCCCATGTTGACTTTAACTGGCTGTCCATGGTATTCGATAACGATCAGACCGGCGGGAAGGACCTGCTCTGCTGGGCCTGGATCCCGGAGGCCAAGCTGGAGGACAGCGGCGATCGGGTGGACTACCGGCGGTGGAGGGACCAGGGGTGGCTGAAGGTCACTCCCGGGAACGTGGTGGATATCGATACCATGCTCAGTGATATTATCGGGATCTGCCACACGTATGATGTGCAGAGCATCGGCGTGGACCCGGCCAGGCTCTACCATGGGGTATCCCAGGGACTGCAGAAGGAGGGGATCACCCTGAATGAGTTCAGGCAGAACACCGTGACCATGGATACCCCGACCAGGGAGCTGGAGAAGCTGGTCCTGGAACGCAAGCTGAACCATGGCGGGAACCCGATCCTGGCATGGATGATCTCGAATGTGGAGATCATGGAGGATACATCCGGGAACATTAAGGCATCCAAGGGCCGCAGCCGGGACAAGATTGACGGGGTAGTGGCCACGATCATGGCCCTGGGTGAGTCCATGGCACCGAGTAATTATTTTAACTTTTCATGACGCTGATAACTGCAGAGGCTCAGAGGCTTTTAACCACAAAGGGATTCGATGCCGAGTTCTTTCGTAACCTGGCCACCTGCAGGACCCACCTGGAGGCATACGAAAAGACCGAAAAAACCTACCGGGCAATCTTCGGAAAGAACCGTTATCGCAGTTTTGAGTCCTATCGCAATGCCAGAGACAGGCGAATCTCACGAAAATAGTTAATTTTTATTAATCTGATTATCAATATCTTCAACTTTTTTCTTAATTAAAAGTTGCAGAAATACAACTTTTTTAACTTCTCAGAATCAATCTCTTACAAGTCCGGATCAAAAAAACGCAACATTGTTGCATTGATTACCATTGACATCCTTCCAAACTTTGCTATGAACATTTTATCGAAGTGGAGATACGTCTATTTGGCAAACAGATTTTTGAAACACGATCAGCCGACACGGTTCGAAAGATCATGCGGGAGAACTGGCTGTCTCAGATCTACGGATCTCAGACGAAGACCGGCCGGATGGTCAACGACAAGAATGCCCTCGGGGTATCGGCGGTCTGGTCCTGTCTCCAGGTCTATTCGAATACCATGGGCATGGTTCCGCTGAATGTCTATAAGAAGGACAAGAATAAGCGGATCCTGGCAGACGATCTCCTCCAACATAGCTTAATCCATTCCCGGCCCAATTCTCTCATGACCTCGTTCACGTGGCGGCGTACTGCAATGATGCAGTGCGCTGCTAACGGGAACACCTACACGATCATCCGGCGTAACTCCCGGACCGGTCGTATAGAGCAGCTGGAGCTGGTATCTAATCCCCGGGATGTAGAGGTTCACCTGGTCGATGGCAGACTTTGGTACAAGGTCAAGGATGAAAAGGATCCGATCCCGGCATCCGACATGCTGCATTTCATGTGGAACTCCTCTGATGGTATTATCGGAAAGAACCCGATCGAGGTTGCACGGGAGAATATCGGCCAGGCCCTGGCCATCCAGGACTATGGATCCAAGGTATTTACCGAGGGCGGGGGTAAGCGGGTTGCGATGAAATCCCCGACAAAACTGACTACCGAACAGAAGGAATCCTTCCGGAACACCTGGAAGGAGAAGTACGGCGGCCTGGATAACCTGCATGAGATTGCCATACTCGAGGGCGGAGGGGACCTGGTGGAGATCGGGATGAACCCTGAGGATGCCCAGTTCGTGGAGGTAATGAAGTTCAAGATCGAAGAGATCGCCCGGATCTATAACGTGCCGCTTCACATGATCCAGAGCCTGGACCATGCGACCAACAATAACATCGAGCATCAATCGATGCAGTTCGTGACCCATACCATGATGCCGCATTATGTGAACTGGGAGCAGGAGCTGGACTACAAGCTGTTCGGAGAGCAATCCCCGTACTACACGAAGCATGTGCTGAACAGCCTACTGAGAGGTGATGCACAGACCAGGGCACAGTGGTACCGCACCATGGCGGATCTTGGAGTCTACTCGGTCAATGATATCCGCCGCAAGGAAGATGAAAATCCGATCGATGGCGGTGATGGCCATTACGTCCAGGTGAACAGGATCCCGCTGGATAAGATGGACCAGGTCGAGCCGAATAAGTCAACCAGGCAGCTGGCCGAGGAGGCGGCACAAAGAACAAACGGAAAAACGCAACATGAAAAAACCGCAGTTTGAACCGGAACGCCGGACCATTGACTTCACCCTGGAAAGGCGGGGTGATAAGGATTCACGGACTATCCGTGGATATGCTGCTGTCTTTGATTCAAAGTCAAAGAACCTTGGATGGTTTCGGGAGAAGATCGACAGGAACGCATTCGAGGACTCGGATATGACCGATGTGGTGGCCGTACTGAACCATGATTTTAATATCCTGTTTGCCCGGTCATCCTCCAAAACCCTTTCCCTGGGAGTGGATGATAAGGGTCTTTATTATGAATTCGATGCTCCGAACACAACTACCGGCAATGACCTGCTGGAGATGGTCAGC